TCCCACATAACTCCGTGTAGATCTACTGCATCTCTCTTTAAAAATCTTTTCTTTAACTCTATGTCTGGTGCGTCGGTGTACACAACTAAACGGGCCTCTGACATAGGTATTTGTTCTGGTTCTGCTTGTACATACTGCGGTAATTCTTTTATTCTTTTCATTAAAGAATCTATAGGTTTTTCAGCAGTATCATCTACATAATCACGAGCATCGTGATAATCAATTCCTTTTACGTCAGCAATTAAAGTATAGATGTTTCCTTTATACCCACAAGAAAAACAAATATGAGCACCAGTCTCGCTGTTTATCCACCAAGAGGGTCTTCGATCTTCTTTACCTGTTCTTTGTTTATGCATTGGACAAAGACCATTTACTTCAGCGCCCCTTTGGGCATACAGGGGTAACTCTAAAGAGAGTAAAACCTTCTCTACATCAATCACACACGGCCCCAATCAGAACAGAATTTACATTTCAACATCTGTTCTTCATCGTGGAAACAACCTGTTTCCCATCGCCAAGTTAAAGCAGTTTCACTGGGGCCACAGTTACGGCTTGCCACAATTTTTAACAACCTTATGTCTTCATCTTCCTCAATTGGTTCAAGGCCTAGGATTACATCAGAGTCTTGGAAAAAGGATGATGAGTATCCAATGGAGTCTGCAGTAACTTTTCCTGCACGCATCTTCCATAATAAAGTTTGTGTAGTAATAATTATTGGTTTATTAATTCTTTGGGCAAGTCTTTTTAAAGACCTAGTTACGTTTGTAATGGCTTGAGGAGTATTCATCTCACCACTAACCTCATCTAACATAAGGTAGACACCATCTACAAATACTATGTCTGGTTTTGTTTGTTCTATCTTGGCTGCTAAAGCAGAGACAGTAATACCGCTTACAGCATCAATTAAATGAAAAGAAGGTTCTGTCTCCATCTTATTTAATACTTCTATATACCTGTCTTCTTCGGCTGGTAATAACTTTCCACGTCGTAATCTGCTATGAGATATGTTTGCTCTCATTGCATCGTGTCTTTGTTGTTGCTCGTGGTTGTTCATCTCAAAAGATTGAAACATAGGAATAAATCCTTGAGTGTGTACATTGACTGCCATCTTTAAAGCAATTTGAGACTTACCAGTTTTTGGTGGAGCAATGATAGTTATCAATTGACCGCCCTGTAATCCTGCGGTGGCTTCATCGATCTTTGAGAAGCCAGTTGGTATACCTAAAAACTCTTCGTTCTGTAATGCTTGATAATCTTTATAACGTTGTTCAGTATTTTTTGTTAAGTCTATTTCGTGAGTTCCAAGAACACCTTGTTCATTTACTTTGGTGATGGTTGCTTCCATAGCAATCAACGCAGCATTATGATTGTTTTCTTGTAGTTGTTCTACAGCAGTTTCTAGTCCTTGACGAGTAAGAAGTCTTCGACGAAAGTCGACCATCGTGTCTAATAGATAATCAACACTATCTTGTACATCTAATACTTTATAGTTTGGATAGTGATCTTTAACGGTTACAGCAGTTGGAACCTCACTGTATTCGCCGTAATGTTTTCTAACAAAAGCCCATGCTTTACGGTTTTCATCATCTAAAAACCAAGACTCATTTACACCCCGTTGAAGAGCAGGGACAATGTCTCTATCACGTATTATCTTGCTAACTAAACGGTGTTCGTTATCTGCCGCCATTTTTGCCCCCTCTTACAAGTTCTTTAGTTCTACTCCTGCTGATCCATATCTTGCTACCCTACCAGGTATATCAACCACGCCACGAAGATTAGCACGGTATGGAATCTTCCTAATTAACTCATCTGGGTCAGCGTATAACTGCCAGTAGTTAAATGGGTTTACTATCTCCCGTTCTAATTTTTCAAAGGCTTTGTCTAGTAACTCTTCGGTCCAACCTGCGTCTGCGTATCCTACTAACTCAAGTGACAGACCATAGTCGTTAGACAACTTCCAAAGTTTATGAGCCCCCTCTAACTGTATGTCTCCTAATTTGTAATTAACTCTTGTAAGAAAAAGTTTTCCTGTTACTTCTTCTATTAAGTTTATTACTACATCTGTTACACACACTACCTGTGGGGAGGAGACGTTTGATATGTCTCCGTTTTTCATAGTACCTCGACTTTAGCATACCTAACTACAAAGTCACGAAACGTCTTAGGATCTATGTTTGCTTGTTGGGCTAACTCTTCTGGAACTTCACTTGGAACAAGTATTGAGTAGTGACCTTTGTTTAGTTGCATCTTCTTGTTTACAAAGTTAACGTGCTTACACTTGAGCGTCTTCTTCCAGACAGGACAGTTACAACGAACCTTTTTTGTTCCTGTATCAACCTCAACTTCAAACACGCCAGCAGCCTGAGATGAGATAAAGAGTTGAACTGTTCTCCAGGGACTCTCCATGCTCATACCTTTCATTGTGCGGCTCGCAAGTCTGCTCCGACTATAGGAACTCTTATGAAGGCTTCTTGAGCAAAACTAGCCATCGCTTCCTTGTACTCTGCTTCCCAATTTTCTAACCGTACATTGGTGGTGACGATTGTTGGCAGAGCCTTGTCGTATCTAAGACGAAGTATCTCATCAAAGGATGTGTCATCGTACTTTGAACCATATTCTTTTCCTAGATCATCAATTACAAGAATTCTTACATTTAACCAATCAAACTTAGATCTGCCATGAAAGCCATCTATCTCATACACGGCCTGCTTCTTATCATCGAGGTCTGAATCAAATGTCGATTTCTTTCTAGATAAGAACTCTGGATAAGTCATGTAGTACACGGGACGAGCCCCAATACCAAAGTCAGATGCACTCATGCCCAGTACCCTTGCGGCCTCTGCATCATTATCAGGAAGTCTTCTAACAAACTCCATAGCGGCAACTACTGCATGGGTGGTCTTACCAATTCCAGGTCCGCCATCAAATAGAAGGCCAACACCATTGACTCCGATGTTGCCAATCTGCTTAATGATCTGACCACTAACACAGTCATCAATCCACGTAGTCACCTCGTCAGGAAAGGATCCCGCTCTGTCCACAAGGTCTTGTGGCTCAAGGCCGAGGAAGCGACGTGGGATATTGGAGTTACGAAGTAGCCAGTGCTTCTTTAGAGCAGATAGTTGATTGATGTCATACATCGTCATCTTCCTCAAACTCGAACTCATATAATCCGCCATAACGAATTCCTATGTTCATAAACCACTGACCAATAGTTAACATCACATCGCCAAAAAATCTTAGCGCCTTGTTATCTGTTGGATAAACTAATCTATCCTTCATCATTCCCCCCTGTCTACAATTACCTTTTCCCAATCGGTATTACAAGAGTAACACCGTAAATCTAAATCCATACTACCTCGCTCAGTTGCAACGCCGTGAACCTTCTCCTTACAAGAAGGGCAGAAGAAACTGAACTCAAGCATTAGGCAGATTTAAAAGTAACAACACCAACAAATGATGTTGGCTTACCTTTAGCATCCTTACCATCGCCTGCAATCATCTTCACGCTCTTGCGTGGTGTAAGTGCTTGCACTTGGCTCTTAACCCAGCGCTTGCCTGCTGAAGCATTAGACCATGCGGCCATGTTCAATACCTCTGTGCCATCCATTCCATCTGTAGTGATGCTGATAATTGCCATCCATGCGCCACCCTTTTCAGGGTTCTTATTTAACTTTGCTGTAAATGTTTTTACTACCTTCTTAGCCATTTGCATTCTCCTTTAGTCGTTTTTCGTATCGTGCTAGTTGTGCTCTGCCAGAAAGTGAATTCTGGAAAGTACGTCCATCGCTTGCTTGTAACGTCTCCATCTTAACTGCTGTATTGATTGGGGCGTTAATTTTATTTAAGCCAAGATTTTCTCTGGCTTGGTTCATCTTCTTGCCAAAGGAAGCAAGAAACATCTTGTACAACATCGGAGCCTCATCGCCAATGTTCTGGAAGTTTCTTTCATCTGCCATGAACAGACGAAGTAACTCTAACTCAATTAGAGCGTTGGTGTCATATTGCTTTCTAAATTTAGCAAGGGCTCCTGAGAGTTGCTTGACGCTAACTGTTCCAGGGAGTAAGGGGTACTTCCGACCGACACGATAAGAAAACTCTGCAGCGACATCCATTGGGGTCCACTCATGCTCTGGTCGTCGTCCCCTAGTCC